AGAAGTTCCTGCCTTTTCTTTAATCATTTGATAAAGAACATCACCATGCTTCTCCACAAACTGGAAAAGAACTAGCGTATTACCCTTTTGGGATACTGATAGATTGCGGATGACCACATTTCGTTTGTGGTTTTTAACCAACCAGTCCATTTCTTCTTGGTATGTTTGACCTTTGACTGCCTTCTTAGTTTCATCGCTATAGTCTAGCAGCAAACAGGTAATCTTCAATTCAGCGAGGTCTTTGTTGTCCATAAGTTCTTTGGTAGTAATTACCCGATGAACCTTACCGAACAGACCCTCGAGAATTAACTTATGCGTCTTAGTCCCGTCGAGAGTTCCTGTTGTTCCGATGCGGAACTTAGTCTTAGTGCACTTATTGAAGATTGAGGTCAGGGACTTTGCCTTGAACAAGTGTGCTTCGTCTCCGTAGATAACGTCGAATTCATCGAAGAACTTTTTCGGCAACTTGTAGATGGACTGCCATGTTGAGATGACGATGTTTGATTGGTTTGACTTTTCAAACCCAGCGTAAATTTTCGAGCAATTATTCGCGACATGCCACGTGCCATCTTCGTGTGAGTAATCGGCGAAGTCGCCATACATCTGTTCGACCAGTGATGTCGTGGGAACAATGACCAACTGCTTACGATTAAACTGCTGATGGTAACGCAGGAGAAGATAGATGATCAGGGATTTACCTGAGGCAGTAGGAGAAAGAAGCAGAGTTCTGCCAATACGGATCGCGTATTTGACAGCGTCGATCTGATATTCTCTTGCCTGAATTGGACTTCCCTGTGAGGTAAGGTTCAGACTCTCGGCAAATTCTTCCAGATAATCGATGTCAACTGGATCGCCGATCGGATCCATATTGACATCCATTTCGTAATCAGATCTTGCAGCAAACTCTCTCAGATATGGAAGCAGACCAACGTAAAGTTCTTTGGTCCACATGTTGAATAGTCGCGCCTTACCGTCCCACATTTTTGCCTTGTAGGTTGGCATGAATCTTGCACCAGGAACGTCGAAAGTAAAGTAGTCATTCAACTCCGAAGCAATCGAAGGATCGCTTTCGATATTCAAATAGACTTCATCTTTCTTGGTAACTGTTAAATCAGGCACTACATTAATCCATTAGTAAACTTTGTCCACTCAATGGCATTCTTGATTTCCCAACCACGACCATTTAGTGAACGGATAATTTGCTCTAATTGGTAGAGCATTGCTTTCATATATTCGACTTTGTCGACGCAACGAATCACATCTTCGTCGCAGTTAACAATATCTTCAACCTCATTCTTTAGAGGTTTCAATCCCTGATACTGATTCCAGTTATGCTCCTTCAACTCATCAAGAGTCATTTCACCGCGATAGTATTTAAACTTGGTGCGGCGAAGACGCAGGTAGTCTGCCTCGCATTTGCGAAGTTGCAACTTGGTATTAGAAAGGATGTTTAGATATTTAGCATGCAGTTCTGCGATTTGAATCGAAGACTTGCCGAGATCTAGTTCGTTGATCTTGGCATCTTTGGACCACATGTCTTGAATTTCAGATAGTTTCATATAACCTCACAATAAAATAATTTAATCATACTACAAATTTTGACAGAAGTCAAGGGATTTATAACGGTTCGATTGTATAATATCTATATTTAAACGAGGCAATGCCTATGAGATATTCTACCGATCCGCTTGAGATATCGAAGTCGAGTGCTTCGAGACTGGTTGGGAAAAGATCGTAATATGTAATCTTGACGTTTGGATTATTATCCGAATCAAGAATAAAGAAGTCAGCGTCGGAGAAGTTCGCGACTGCGCCGAGTCTCTTCTCTGGGATTGCAGGAAATCTATATGCTTGCTTCTTATTCCAGTTGATATATTGCTCGTGGTTTTCTGGGAATGAAAGACCAGTCAACCAATTATACAGTTCGATGTAATTCGCCATATTTTCTTGGACGAGGAAACGAATGACAAGTTCGCCAAACTGCGGTTTCTCTCCTGGATTGTATAGAGCAGAGAGAGGAGTTTCAGTTGTAGTAAATCCGATACTGAATGATGGGATATTCGCTGCCTGACAGAAGTAGGAAACATTTGGTAGTGTGTGGATCTGGAACTTAAATCCATTTGGTTTCAGATAATCGAGATCGCTTGGTTGCGAACTGCCCCAAGATCCCTCGGAAATATTTGTTGTTGTTGATACTACCATGAATTCCTCCAATTACCGTATATTTATAATGAAAAAGGGGAGAGCATTTCTGCTCCCCCCAGTTTCTACAACCCTCTCTCTAATGGAGAGGTACTGATTACATAAGGTTTGCAACCTTAACGCGACGGTAGTAGTGGTTACGTGAAGCAGTGAATGTATCACCGTCAGTTGTACCATCTGACTTCAGAACGAATGGGTTAGCAATCATGCCGTAACGTGTCTTGAAACCAATTTTTGGTTGGAAGGTGTTAGGATCGATCGCACGAACCATTTGTAGTGGAACGTATGGGCAATAGAAGATACCAGCGTCATAAGCATTAGCACCCTTATAACCAACAACATAGAACTGCGATGCAGCGCCAGTGTTTGCTGAGTAAGGATCTACGAATACCTTGTAACGACCGTTCAGCGTACCAACGAAGGTATTGCCTGTGTCATCAACTTGAAGCGATGGCGAACCAGCAAGTGCAGCACCTGTATCAAGCATACCTGCCATTGCAAGAGCAGCAGCAACGTCTGACGAACAGATAATGAAGTTACCCTTACCACGACGAGTGTCTTGAGCGATTACGTTAGCGTCACGTTCGATGTTGAACAGAAGACCCTTGAAACGCTCAACCGACCAACGACCGTTTGAGTCAACGTCAAGATCGAAAGTACCAGCAGTTGCAGTCGAAGCAGCACCTGTCTTAGCAACCTTATAGATCGTACGGATAACTTCACGGTTGATTTCAGCAAGAATTTCTTGTGAAAGGATATTCGAAAGTTCTGACTCAGCGTCAAGACCGTGAATTGCCTTGAGATCTTGAGCAAGTTCGACAGTGTATTCTGCTTTAAGAGCACGTGTCTTAGCAGTTACAGTTGTCTTCTCGATGCTGAATGCCATTTCGTTGAAGTCTTCACCTGTACCACCAAGTGCTTCAGCGTCTGCAGTAGCAATACCAGTACCTGTGGTATAAGTACCATCAACTGGGTTCGAACCTTCGTGGGTTGCGCCGTTTACGTCACCCGAGAAGTCTGTGTCTGCTTCGTTGAAGAGTGCTTCAGCACCTTCTTGGTTGCTGTAGCGTGACTTCATTGCGAAGATAAGACCAGTTGGACCAGTCATTGGTTGAACGCCAGCAACGTCGTATGCCATCAAGTTAGGCAGTGCACGACGAACGAGCGAGATTAGGATTGGGTCGTACTTGTCGATGTTACCATCGCCAATGTTGTTACCTGGAGTTTCGAAAAGTGCTGAACGCTCTTCTTGAAGAGCCTTTTGCTGGTTTTCGAGAACAACTGCGGTAACTGCACGCTTGTAGGAATCCTTGATCTGTCCCATGCCATCATGGTTTAGAACAGGTTCCCACTTCTTTTGTAGAGATTCTGAAAGAAACATTTTTTTCTCCTTGTAGGGTTTTATTTCAACTTATTATTTATATAAAATTAGATTTGCGATGACATTTTGTCTAGCGCCTTTGCATACTTCTCCATGATTGGAGATGCGCTAAAGTCGGCAGATTCAAAAGTGTCTGTCATCTTTTCTTCTGTATTAGGTTGTGCTTTAGGGAAATAGTTTTCTCTAATGACATTCAACTTTTCTTCGAAAATTTCTGCGTTCTCGAATTCTACATCAGCGACAATATTTGCAAACTTCTCAGCGTCGGTCTTTGCAAGGTTTTCAGTAACCGAGACAAGTACGCTTTCTCTTTGAAGTCTAGTATTTTCAGCATGCAGTTCTACATTAGCAGATACAGTTTCGTTCAGACGATCCTCTAGAGTTTCAATCTGAACTTTCATTTCACCAAGCACATCATATTTCTCTTCAGGAACCTCAATATAATGTTCCGAAAATAGGTTCTTAAGTCCTGCAATAAACGACTCAGTGATGTCAGAACGGAGACCGTTCTCAACAGCGAGTTCGTTCTCAGCAATATACTGTTCAGCGACATAAGTTAGATAAGAATCGACCTTTTCAACGAGGTCGGTCTTGAATTCTTCCATAAGAGCAGCAGCTTCTTCGATAAGTGCTTCTTCAAGTTGCGCTGCCTTAACGTTTACAGATGCAGAAACCATTGCTTCAAACAGCGATGCTGCCTTGCCACGGAATTCTTCTGTTAGATCTTCGTTGCCGTCGAATAGAGTTGCAAGTTCTGCTGAGAAATCTTCTTCAAGATCTTCATCTTCTTCTGCATCTTCAGCATCTTCTAGATCTTCATCATCTTCAATTAGATCTTCGTCTTCTGGTTCTGCTTCTTCTTTATGAACGTTACCCTTTGACGACGATTGATTGACAACCGATGATGGGTCAGCAACAGTATTGAAGTTTGGTGCAGCACCTGGACCACTCTGAGTGATTGTGCCTTGCTGATTGCTTTCGCCACCAGATACCTTGGCACCTTGGTTTTCGTCAGCATCGCCATCACGGTCTTCGTGTGGTGCATCTGCTGATGAACCTTGACGTGGTTGAGTCTGATCGCCAGATGTCTTTGATGTCGCTGCTTTCGAGGTATCTTTGCCCTTCGAAGCACCCATCTTTTCTGATGTAGATGTGACCGAATCACCTTGCTTTGGTGCAGTCATATCACCGTCAGAAGCTTCAGTAATCGCTTGCTTCCCAGCAAGCAACTCTCTGATTTTTCTTTCTACAGTCATTGTTTTCTCCTAGTTTCGAAACTTAGTATTTTATTTATAATCGAGTAAAAATTTAAATTCTAGCAAGTCTATTGAGGAAGTTCTCAAACACCGCCAATTTTGCTTCTTCGAGTTGCTTTTTACTTGCCTTCTTAATGACCTTTTTCGCCATATCATTTGCTTGTTCGGTCCATAGACCGTTAACAATCACCCATTCTTTATTTTCCATAATCCCTCTTACGAAAGCATCAGGAGCAGAAGGATCCGCAACAATATCTGCTGCGGTTGCAAGATGGAAATCGTCTTGAACGATCTGGACTCCATCTCTATTCTCTTTCAGAGTACCAAGTCCTCTTGAAGAAACGCCAAGTTGACCACCTGATTCAATCAAACCACGAGCAATATTGCCCATAGGAGTATCGGTAATCTTTGCTTTACCCATCCAGTTGTCGCCATCTCTATAAAGTTCGGTGACGATGTGGGAAACACGATCGAGGTTAATCGAAGGACCGTCTGGATGCCCAAGTTCGCCAAATGCTCTCTTGTTTTCCACTGCTTCCGACATGTAACGCTGAACTTCTTTTTCCATAATGTCGGCAGGATACATGCGTCCATTACGATTCTTGAGGTTTGACTGTAGGAAAACACCTTCAATGTAAAGGGATTTCTTACCGTCTTTTTCTTCAGTGATATAACGAACGTTGTCGTTTACTTCTGTAATTAGTTTCATCCTAATGATCCTCCGTCATAACCGTTGCCATCTGTATCCAGAGGCGCATTTTGATGTTGCTGCGAACCATAACCAGAAACCTTTGCGAGTTCGAGAACTACAGCGCCAGTGCCTGATGAAAAATCGACCACGAGATCCGATCCATTTTCTTCGTTGTCAGACCAACCCATAAATTCCATCTTTCCTGAACCAGAAAGATAATATAGAATCTCACCGTCTCTAGCAATTGTTGCAGTAGAACCTACTGACAGCGCCCAATGAAGTGTGCGAATGTTCACCTTCGGAGAACTTTGAGTTTCAGATGACTTCTTAAGATCAGTGGCAAGCGCAATGGTGGCACTACCAGTACCACGCACTTTAACAACACCATGAACCTGTGTTAGTTTTAGAACTGCTTTAGTTGCCATCTGTTATTCCTTACTGGTATCTTGCTTTTTTTGCGTTGCGCAAAATCTTGAAATCGTGTCCGTCAACTTTACCATTCTTATTGGTATCAATCTTATGTTGATTACCCTTTAGTTCTTCGTCGGTTTGCTCGACTTCTTCTTTCATCTTAGACTTACGTACAGCAGCGCGACGCTCATCGTCACTCATTCCAGCATATTTTGCCGCATATGCTTTTGCAGCTGCTGTGCCTTTTTCTACTGCACGAATTCTTTTCCAAGAATCGGCACGAGAACCTGTTACTGCTCTGCCGCCATAACCCTTTGGCGCTTCTTCGTGAGTCTGCTCAATCTCTTCTAGAAACAACGAGAGAGTTTCATCGAT